GATCGCGAGACTGGGCGAGGGCGCTGCGCGGGTTGGAGAGTTGCTGAAGGGGGGAAGATTGAAGGGGCTGAGCTTCGGTTACCGAGTACGTGAGGCGAAGCAGGCGGACGGGTTGCGCGAGCTACACTCGCTCGACCTGGTTGAGGTGAGCCTGGTCGCACGGCCGATGCAGAAGCTGGCGCAGGTGCATGCGGTTGAAAATGGCGGGTGAATGGATGATGCTCGAGGAATGAGGGGGAGAGCAGCGCTTCTGATGTGTTTATTGGTGGTAGGCTGTCATGGCCAGCCGCCTGACAAGCCGGAAGTGACCGATCCAGCCAAGCTGGCGAGGCTTCGCCAGATTTTTCGACCGGAAATGTTTGCGCGTCCGGAGGACCAGGAGCGCGCCGAACGGCTGAGTAACGGATATTCCGGCCCAATGCCGTGCGAGTATGAGAAAGTCGAACTGGGCAATCGTGTCTTAGCGTCGCTGCCGACTGATCAGTGTTACAAGATGACTCCGCCGCAGCGGATGACTGGGCTCTGGAGCGATGCTTTTGAGGCCTCTGAGTTCTGTCCGGCTCCAGCTCAGCAGTGTCCGGACGAATCCGCCAAAGGCGTCGCTGACCCTTACCCCGGCTTTATGGCAATTGCGGGCCACCGAGTCTCCCCGGGGCCAAAGACACGCCGCCTGGCGGGTTGTATGCTGTCGATTTCATCGGACGGCGCACAGAATATGCACCTTCCGGCGGGACAAGCGAGAGGGACAAGATTGTGGTGGCCGACCGGATGATCTCGATCAAAGAGATCAAACCGCCGCCCGCGCAACCGACCAAGGCTCAGATGATCGCCTATTTCAAAGCATGTGAGGCCAATCACACTTGCGCCCCGAATTGGGATGAGATCAAGGCGGAGGACGACGCGCAAATGGAAAGGGCGCGTGTTGAAGGGTATTTTAAGGACTGCGCGGGCAAGCCCATCTGCATGCCAAATTCGTGGGCGGAAAAGTGGAGAAAGCAGCACTCTGGCCAAGTGAAATGAAGGCAGGTGGATTCCCGCTTTCGCGGGAATGACGAAAGAGGGGAGATCCCGGCGCTAGGCTGAGATGACGAGGAGAAGATGTGAAGGGTCGCGGTTTCCGCGGCCCTTTTTCTTTGGAATTTTTACACAGGAGAAGACGGGCATGGTGGAAGTGAAGGCGGATGCGCTTGAGGCGTCGTTCGACGCGATCGAGCAGCAGGATGACGGGGTCGCGGCGCTCAAGGCGGAGCTGGAGACGCTAAAGGCGAAGATCGCGGCGGGAGCGATCCAGGCGCAGCGGCCGGCGCTCGATGGCGTCAAATCGAGCAGCACAAATGATGCATTCGCGCAATATTTGCGGCGCGGAATTGCCGGCGGGCTGGAGATGAAAGCCATCGACAGCTCGACCGGAGCGCTCGGCGGCTATGCGGTTCCGGATGAGCTCGACAGCCAGATCGATGCGACTCTGAAAGCCATTTCACCGATCCGCTCCATCGCCAATGTGGTGAAGGTTGGGAGCGCCGGATACCGCAGACTGTTGGCGAGCGGCGGCACTCCGTCGGGCTGGGCAGCCTATGACGCGGATCGGCCCGAGACCGCGACACCGACATTCACTGAGATCGCGCCTCCGGCCGGCGACCTCTACGCCAATCCGGCGGCATCGCAGCAGATGATCGACGATGTGGCGTTCGACGTCGAGGCGTGGCTGGCGCAGGAGATCGCGCAGGAATTCGCGCGAGCCGAGGGTGCGGCGTTCGTTTCCGGCAACGGCATCAACCAGCCGCTCGGCTTCCTATCGTCGCCGACCTCCGCGGCGGTCGATAGCGTTCGGCCAATCGGGACGCTGCAGACGATCGGCACCGGCAATTCCGGTGCGTTTCCGGCGAGCAATCCCGAGGATGTGCTGCTCGACCTCGTGCACACACTCCGCTCGCCCTACCGGCAGGGTGCGGTGTTCGTGATGAATTCGGCGACGGCATCGGAAATCCGCAAGTTCAAGACCAGCACCGGCGCGTTCCTGTTCCAGCCGAGCCTGGCCGCGGGCACGCCGGCAACCCTGCTCGGCTATCCACTGATCGAGGCGGAGGACATGCCGGACATGGCGGCGGGAAGCCTTTCGATCGCTTTCGGCAATTTCACCGCCGGTTATGTGATCGCGGAGCGCAACGTGACGCAGGTGCTTCGCGACCCATACACGCACAAGCCCTTCGTCCACTTCTATGCAACGAAACGGATCGGCGGCCAGGTGACCAATTCGGAAGCGATCAAGCTTTTGCAATTCGCCTGAATACGGTTTCCCCCGGAAGAGCGGGCGCGAGCGATCGTGCCCGCTCTTTTGCCCTTGTTGCGCGTTGTTCGCCGCGCACGAGGCAAGGGGATCCGACATGGGCACAAGCGAACCGGTGAGCGTTACGCGACGTTCGGTCATGACACTGACCGGAGCTGCTCTCGCTCTGCCCGCAACCTCTCTCAACGCAGAGATTCTGGAAGGATGGCGAATGCCATTTGAGCCGAAATTCGTCGACCTCGTACGCAATTATTCGAACACGACAGGCACCGGCAACCTGGTGCTGGCATCGGCGGTACCGGGCTACACAAGCTTCACGGCCGCGCTGCAAGCGGGCGATCAATTCTATTATTCGGTGATGTTCGACAAGGCGAACCACGCCGAGGTCGGACGCGGAACCCTCCAGGCCGACGGAACGATCGCCCGCGACCCTTGCAACGGCGTGCTCACCGATTTCGGAATCGGCACCAAGACGGTGTCGCTGGTCACCGCTGCCGAGTGGTACGCGGAGATCCAGGCCAGGCCAGCCGGTAGCGAGCCGGCCGATGGAGACAAGGGCGATATCACCGTCGCGAGCGGCGTGTGGAGCCTCAACGCGACTGCGCCGAACCTTACCGACAAGGTGCAGCATGCCGCCGACCGGACTGCGCTCTCCAATGCACTGGCGGGAGCGCCAGCCGCGTTTCTTCGCGAAGCAGGGCGCGAAGGACTGTTCACCTGGTCCGGTTCGGATTTGTCGGCCCATGTCGCTGCCGACCCGAAGCAGGGAATCTACGTTGCTCCTGCTTCAGACCCAACCGGCAAATCGGGCGCGTGGGTGCGACAGTTTTCGGGGCGGGTGAATGTCAGGTGGTTCGGCGCCGCCGGGGACGGAGTTACAGACGACAGACAGCGCCGCCTTTGTTGCAGCCCTCAACTACCTGCATTCGATCTCTACATTCATCCAGTACGCCAGCGGTAGTGCCGGCCTGTTCATCCCGTACGCGACCGCTCCGTACAATCTTGGCACGACAACGCTCGACATTCGCACCTGCCTGATCGTCGAGGGGGAAAGCGTCGGCGAAGCCGGCGGTGCGGCAACGCACCTCAAGTGGGCAGCGGGCGCTACCGGCATTAGGGTTCAGGAAGCGCGTTCCGTCGGGGCGACCGACAGCCAGCCGCAGGACAACAGCACCTCCGGCTCCGCTTCCATCATTCGCAATCTCTATCTCGAGGGCGGCTACGATGGATCGAACGACGCCGACTGCCACGGCATCCAGCTGCGCGCCCGGGCGAGTATACGCGATTGTTACATCGATAATTTTCAGGGCGATGGGATTCACATCGCCGCCGATACGATGGGCAACGCCGGCGTTCCGGTCGGCAACGCCAACAATTTCGAGGTGACAAAGGTCATCATAAGCGGCTGCCGAAACGGCATCTACACGATCGGCGGCGACGTGAACGCCGGGTTGGTGACGGCAGCCGACTGTATCTTGAATCGCCAGTGGGGAATCAGCGAGAACGGTTTCCTCGGTAACACCTACGTTGGCTGTCACACGTCGACGAACGGCGCCGGACCATATCAGACCACGTGCCCGGACGGCCGCAACGTGTTCCTGGGCTGCTATTCCGAAAGCGATCAGTCGCCGTCCTCGTTCATTGCGCCGAGCTTCATCTTCGGAGGCATGCACGCCGCAGGAATTGTCGGTACTGGAGTGTACTTTCGGAACAATCTCGGCGTCGTCACCTTCGATACGCTCGGGGCGACATCGGCAAACATCGACACGCTGTCGGTCAGCACGCAGGCGAGCTACCAGAACGGAGCGTCGCACTTCCTGTATTCCGGGTACAATGGCGGGAATACGATCGCACTTAGCCTTACCGGCAACTTCGGCGGCAATCTGCAACCCGGGCTGCAGTCTTACAACACGGCAGGGGGCTCCAACCCTTTCTATCTGTCCAGCACCACCCTCAATTGGGTTTGCGGTGGTGACGGACTGGTCCACTGGGCGCTCGACAGCAGCGGAATGAACCTCACGGGCGCGTACAAGGTGAACGGAACCCAGGTCGTGGGGGCGCAACAAACCGGCACTCCCGCGGATGCCACCGATCTCGCCTCGGCGATCGCATTGGTGAACGATCTCAAGGCGAAACTCGTCGCGCACGGGCTCATCGCATGACCATTGAGGAGCCCCGCAATGGCGATCGCGGCTGACACCATCGGCGACAAGGCGATTGCCGCCCAAAGCGGATCAGGCACGGTCAAACGGCCACCGGCGAAGCGGGTGATCGTCGCCGAGCCGGACGCTCGCGAGATCGCAGGCGAGCGGTAGCCACAATTTCCCTGAAACGAGGACTTGAATGACACTATTGCTCAAGGATCCGGGCTCGGTCCTGGATTATGCGATCGATTGGGGTACCGATTATCTGGTCGACGACGTGCTCGCCGACAGCAGTTGGACAGTCGAGCCCGACGAAGCCAACGGCGTGCAGGTCCAGGCGTCGGCCTTCGATAGCACCACTGCGACGGTAACCGCGTCAGGAGGCGTCGTCGGGCACATCTACCAGCTGACCAATCATGTCGAACTCGGGTCGGGTCTCACGGACAGCCGGTCTGTAACCTTGCGCGTGGAGCGCCGCTGATGACCAGCTTCGGGATGGCCGAGCCAATTGTGTCGATTGCGGAGGCGCAGGCGTTCGCGCGGATCGAAACGGACGACGAGGAAGCGCTCCTGGCCGGACTGATCCGCACCGCCAGCGGGCTATGCGAAGCCTTTCTCGGCCAGATGGTGATTGCTCGCCAATTCCAGGTTTCCATTCAGGCCACCAGCGATTGGCAGAGGCTTTCGGTCACGCCGGTTCGGTCGATCGATCTGGTCGAAACGGTCGCCAGCGACGGGTCGAGGGTGACGATGGCGGCCGCTGGCTATGCGATCGACGTGGACTCGAAGGGGGACGGCTGGGTTCGGCTGACGCGGGTGCCGCTGCCGGAGCTCACCGCGGTAGCGGCGCTGATGGGTGAGAATCGGCTCGTGCCGGAATACTTCCGGCAGGGTTACGTCAGCGTCAGCGGAACAGCGGGTATCGCCCTGAGCGAAAACGATGTGCCGGAGCCGATACGGCAGGGCGTGCTTCGGCTGGTGGCGTCGCTCTTTGCGGATCGCGATGGGATTGGCGGCGATATTCCGGCGGCGGTGACGGCGCTGTGGCGCCCCTTCAGACGAATCAGGCTCGTATGACTGAGTTTGCGGGAACGCTTCGCGAGCGGATTGTCATCGAGAGCAAAGTGGCGAGCCGGACTCCGTCCGGGCTTCAACAGGACGGGTGGGAGACGGTTGCAAGCTGCTTCGCCGCCGTCGCGCTCGAGGGTGTCGGCGCCGAAAGCCAGGGGATGGCGCTGAGCGCGATGCCGCGAGCTCGGGTCACCATCCGCAAGCGGGAGGGGATCGCGATCGACCAAAGGATTCGGTGGGGAGGCCGTGTTCTGATGATCCGCCAGTTGCTCGACGATCCGCAGGCGAAGGACCGTCTGACGATGCGATGCGATGAGGTGCGCTCATGATGGAGAAGGTGCTGGCTCGCGCAGAGCAGATTGCGCAGGCGGCGCAGGCAAACCGAATTGACGCAATAGCTGAGACGGCGGCGGCGGAGCTGAGCGGTGTCTCCGTTCTAAAGACGGCGACAGGAGTCGTCTTTCGGGGAAAGAAACTGCTTGAGCGGTGGCTGCTCGATCCGGCGTTGCGGTTTCTTGGGAGTCTCCCCCAGTGAGCGCTGGCGCAGCGTTGCAGACTGCAGTTGTCAGCGCTCTGGCCGCCGTCACGAAGCTGACGGGAGTATTCGACGGGCCGCCAGCTCGCGCGGCGTATCCCTATGCTGCCATAGACGCGTCAACCGAAAGCGACTGGAGCCACAAGAGCGGGCAAGGGCGCGAAGTGCTACTCGCGATCACACTTTGGGACGACCAGCCGACGCGGTTGCAGGCGCTTGCGGACGAAGCCGAGGCGGCGGTGCTGGCGATCTCGGTGGCCGGGGGGTGGCAGTTGGTCAGCCTGGTGCTGACCCGGCGCAAGACGGTGCGCGACATCGCGGGGCCGTGGGCGAGCGCATTGAATTTTCGGGCACGGATGCTCGCGGTCTGATCGGACGCCCGATGGCTGGCGCTTAGCTTCAACCACAATCACAAAAATCGATGGGAGAGAATGATGGCAGCGGAGCGCGGCAGCGCATTTCTATTGAAGATTGGCGACGGAGCAACGCCGCCGAATTATTCAACGGTGGCGGGACTCAAGACAACGCAGCTGACGGTGAATGGAGCTGCGGTGGAAATCACGAACAAAGGCAGCGGGGGATGGCGCGAGCTGTTGACCGGCGCCGGTGTGCGATCAGTTTCGGTGGCAGCGAGCGGAATCTTCACTGGAAGCGCGGCGGAAATCCAGGTGCGGGGTCTCGCGCTTTCGGGCTCGATCGCAAGCTACCAGCTCACGTTCGAGAGTGGCGAGCAGATGCTGGGGCAGTTTCTGGTGACGCGGCTCGAATATGCGGGCGATTTCAACGGTGAGCGCAATTACACGCTGGCGCTGGAAAGCTCTGGCGAAGTGGTTTCCGCGTGAATACGGCGAATCCGCATCGGGGGGAGGCGAGTCTTCAGGTCGCGGGCGAGACGCTAGTGCTTCGGCCGAGCTTCGGCGCGCTCGTTGCGGCCGAACAGGAGCTGGGGCCGCTGTTTGAGCTGGTTGAGCGCGCAAGCGAGGGCAAACTCAAGCTGCAGGAAATTGCGGCGCTGTTCGATCATTTGTCAATCGGACGCGCGGCGGGGATTACACGTGAGCGGATCGGGGAAGCGATCGTTGAGACAGGGCTGGCACGGATCAGCCCTGTGCTTCGTGTGGTGCTGGGGCAGATCCTCCAAGGTAAATGAGCGAAAATTTTGGTCGCCGCGCAGTCGAGCATTTCAGCGCGGCTGCGCTCCTGCTCGGCTGGGGTCCACGCGAGTTCTGGGGCGCAACGCCGGCGGAGCTTTGGGCTGCGCTGAAGCCATTTTCTCGTGCGGGTGAGGCACCAGAGCGCGGCGAAATCGAGCGCCTGCGAGCGCAATTT